GATTTCAACATGTGAACTTCTGTTCTCCTGTTGTGTCTTGGATCTCCGAGACGGGTTGTTCGACTCGGGACGCAATGGTGCCCGCTGGTACTGCGTCCCAATCGACGTAGTCAATGCAGTCTGGCGGCGTGGCGCTGAGGTAAACAGGCTGGAGCGGTTGATTGAACGTATTCACCGCCAGATAAATGTAGCCCTGCTCAGTGACCAGCCGCTTTTCTTCGTCGGTCAGCTCCCAGCGAGTCAGGATCTTGCCGTTGACGCACTTAAACGCGGGCAAAGGCTGGTATTCTGGCTGATCTGCCGCATACACAACCTCATCCATTAGGACTCCTGGAATTACCGGACTTACTGGTTTCATAAAGCCTTCTGGCTTCCTTTCTCGCTTCTGCGAGCAAAAACAGAAACGCCTCGCAAAGACCATTGCTGATCTCTGCGAGGCGCATCACTTCTCGATTTGTACGGCTCTAAAGCCGCAACTGCCTAGATTTCAAAACTAAACTCGGGGAGAGAATAGCACACGCGCCGAGTTATATATTTTTCACTCCGCAACCATGTAGTGCCGCACACTGCGATTTTCTATCCAAACAAGTGCGTCCATGACTGGCTGAACCTTCATCAGGTGCTCACGATGTAACGCCGAAAGCTCGCGATCCGAAAGACGGATACTTCCGCGCGGCTGCATTCTGCTGCGAGTCTCCTGCTCCATGTCCCGTAAAATGCGCAGAAACGGTTCGCGCGCCTTTAAGGTTTCAGGTGAATCCAAGATCGTGATTTGCATATCTCAAACCTCAGGCGCGTTTACCATTCGAATGAAGGTAAGGTATTGCTCGGCAATCCCCTTGACCCACGACGCGTTGTAAAACCCTTGGCGCTCAATCTCCGTATCGTTTGGATCTGCGGAAAGGCAATAAAGTGGGGTTTGGTCACAGTCTCGTGCGTGATGAACAACCCAAAGACGAACGCCGTTATTGAATTCCACTAAAGTGCCAATCGAATACTTATGAGTCTTCGCGGCGTCTTGACCCGGATTGCTGTTAGGTAGCATAAGCATCGCGCCCGTCGGCAGCAAGTCGTTTACGGTTATCTCAAACGGCGGCTTCGGTTCGTTTTCCACGTTTTGAATCATACCAGAGAGGCGGGGACCGGCACAGATGCCGTAGCTTTTACTCTGCGTTTTATTGCCTCGTTCTCTGACATACGTTTGCACTTATAGCAGAGAGGTTCAGGGAATAGTAGTAGCCACGAATGCCTCCGAAGATGGTCACGAATCAGCGTCTTAATGTACGGTGTTATGGGTAGCCCGCCGTCAAATGAGTAGTGGCGAATAAGTCTGCGCAGGTATCTGAACTGAGAATGTTTCACTGTTGAATTATACAGAATACACAGGCACCGGAACCATCTGTTTTACCGGCCTCCACGTTATTTGTCGCCCGCACTTTGAGCACTGCATCTTTACTGGTTGACTAATCTTGACCACATCAAGAGACAAAACCCTATCAGACGATTCGCCCAATTGGTTCTTACAGTGACGACAGAGGTAGGGCTTTGAATTCAGCATGGCTACGTCGATTTCAACTCTCGCACGCGACGCTCAAACTCGCGGCGCTCTCTCAGCGTCCAAAGGTGTCCAGCATTGGCCAACGCTAACCCATAGCCGTCAAGGCGCGGCAAAGTCCTTATTCTCCGTATCGTAGCAATGATTGCTGGGGTTGATAAATACATGCGATCATCTGTCTTTCGTGCTTGATAGATCCTCGTACAGGCCCAACTCGTAGCACTTCTGCGTGAATTGCCGGCACATCACGCCCAACGCATAACAGAAGCGTTCTTCCGGGCCGTCATGCTCCATAACCGCCAGTCTCGCGCCCTCACTAAAGCTCTTATCGGTTGCTTGCTCAAGTCTAATCTTACGTCGCTCAGCAAATGCGAAGGCTGCGTGGGTTAACTCATGCGACACGATCTCTATGCCAAGTCGATTTCTGTTAAAGTTAGCCTCCGCAAATAGTCCAGTCTTTCGCATACGCCCCTTCGCTGGAACCTGATACGCAATGCGGCCACCGCAGCATGCCTCATAGTTGTGTCCGGGCAATCGTGTGTGCGCGTGCATTGCCTTTTTGTTAGGCCAGATATTGATTTCAGCGTAGAGAAATGTTCCTTCGGGGTAAAGTCGAAACGTGATCGGCTTTGCATGACGCTTCTTACTCATTTCTTTCGCTTCCGAGCAAGTCCCGCCCTCTTTAGCGCAATCGCTACCTTCTGCTTCTTCGGCATTGACGCGTTCTCTTGGTTCAACTTGCGGATAACCTTACTGACAACCTTCTGTCGTGCCTTTTTCTTCGATCCTTTTCTGGCTTTTGGTAATGGCATTGCAGCGTATCGCCTAGCCGCTGACGTTGCGCGATTGTCACGCCGCATCGCGATACCAAGTCTGTTGTTTGCCTCAATTGCAAATGACATCAGATGAACCAGCCCGCAGTCACAGCACATAAGCTTTAATAACTCAAACGAGCGTCTCCCGGCCCTATTCAGTTCAATTGCGTCTACGTCAACTCCGATGCGAGGATATCTCATAGCCGAATCCTATTGAATCAGTTGACTGTCTCCGTTTGGTGGCGGTTGAGGCGGTGGAATGATCGGCGCTGGCGCGTCTGCTTTCTCTTCCGCTATCTTGGCACGCTCAGCGTCAGTGTCATCAATCCCGCCGCGAGACATCGCGGTTTCCTTGCTAAGCAACCCCGCTTTTACATCGTCACGGTTTGCTGATCGTTCTTCGGGGCTAACAGGGCCGTCCTCAATAACCACCTCGAAGTTACAGCGTAACCCCGCAAAGTCTTGTGCCCGACCACAGAACTGTGCGGCGATTCTTAATCCCGTGTCGAGTGTCCACCGTCCTGCATCGTCGATTGAATCCTGCGAATCCAAGAGCGATGATCGATACTCTGCGCGGGCTTGTTCCCTTGATTTACCAGAAGCCGCAGCGTCTCCCGAGATCATTACATGAGTCTGTTGGGCCTGCCCGAGAATCGACGCGTACATTGAATCTCGAGTACCGACAAATGTATCGATCTGGACCGGATCGCGATAAGAGATGTTTGGGTCAGCTCGACCAATGATCTTTCCGTCTTTGTCCTTAATTAGAAGCCCGCTGATAAGGTTTGATACTCCTGGGCCGATCAAAAATTCGCTATCGATAGATTCTTCTCTGAATCCTGAGGCTTGGGTAGAGTCTGGAACCTTAATTTTTCGCTTCGGCGGCTCCGCGTTCATAATCACGCGCTCGAGATTGCCGGCCAGGTTAACGTTGCGCATCATCATCGTTAACGCAAGATTCAAAGACTTTTGATTCGATCTAATCTGCGCCGTGATCAATGCTTTTCGATTGACCTCATACATCCATAATCGGCCTTGGAGATCGTAAGGAATGGGATCGACTACCAGATCCGGACTGTCCGAAAGTACTTGCAGAATTGTTTGGCCTAAGTCATTTACATAACTGAGCTCAACACAGGTAGATTGATCTACCTTATAGACGTAAAGACCAAACGGCTTTTCAGTATCCGAATCATTAAATACGCCGCCCTTGTCCGAACAAACCACGTCAATGTGAAGAAAGTTCAGAGCATCTGCCAAGGATCGCTGTTGCGGGATCTGACCATCGTTTCTTAATCCACGAGGCACAAACAGACGCAACAATACCTTTTCTTCATTCAGGCACTTTGCGAGAGCTTCTTTGAGTTTCTTTCGGGGTTTGGCCTGATCCCACCAAACAGTTAACGCTTCGTCCGCTTCCTGTGCAAACTTATCAAGCTGTCCCGCGCCTTGATTCTTTGGTAATACAAAACTGAATAATTTGGCAAGCTTTGTTCGGCGAGCTTGCGTTGACTTTGAAACCGTAGCTTGTGGTACGAACCCCCAGAGAGGTTCGCGGCCTAAGATTCCCCCAACATGACGATCCACTACTTCCGCGATCACGTTCTCAGATACAAAGGCTTCTTCAATCTGAATTAACGTTGTGCTTAAGCGATCAATCGGCTTGGCACCGATCCACCCGTTGCCCTTTTGCCAGTGATCACCCTCATAGAAGAGTGTATTAGCGATTGCTCCGTCTGGACGACGTTTAATAGAGCGCCCATCGACAACCTTAACCTCCGTGAGCAATCCGTTAGCCAGTTCTACTGCTTTCTTTTGATCGGCTTGAATTATGTCTGAGAGAAGGATCGGCACGGGTGAGAGTGTGCCAAAGATGGGGAATTTATTTTGCGACTGTCAGCCTTCGAAATGAATGAGGTAGGTGGGTGTTAGAATTAACAGGATTCGAATCACTGATGAGAGGGTAAACACCGATGGAAAATGAACTACTGACGGGCATTGAAGAGATCGATCAGCAAATCCTTGAACTACTCCCGCAAACCCAAACTATGTCGGCTGGGAGTGGGATGAATGATCGAGTAAGCCGACTCGGCAGCATGGCGGCGACACAGCGGATAGCTGGATTACGCCAAGCGGCAGAGATTTTCAAGGCGCGGGAAGAACTTCAATAACTCTGACTGGTATAGCTTTCCGAGTCTTCTTCTGAATAGCGATCTTTGCCGATTGGTTTTTGGTAAAACGCGAGGTTTGCTCCGTCTGCTAGGTCCGGTGAATATCCCAGCCGCTTTTTCATTTTCTCTTTTTCTTCCACGATCTTATAACCCGGCGACTTGTACTTTGGCGTGGACCACTCGCGCTCCAACTTTAAGCGAATATCCTGCCGTAGACGTGAGTAGTCTAAACGCTTTTCTTGTGCCCGTTTGCGGATATCAAACCACAATTCTGAGCGCACGTTTTTATATTGCTCTCTGTCGTTGGCGGGTTCTGTCGAGTTGACTCCGATAGCGTTATATCCAGCGGTCTTTAGTACAAAGTACGGCCCCATACCCGGGCCTCCTGTAGTGTCGATCTTGATCGGCACCTTCTTAGCGACTTTGATTTGCTCTTCGGTGTCCGTAATTGCGGTCCACTGCCGACCTTTCCACTGCCTGACGGCTGCGAGCGCATCTTCCATGCATGCCTGCGCCACTTCCATCCCGTCCATCTTGCGGATCTCGCGACCCGAGATCAGGCAAGGCCCACGGCGCACAAAGATCGTGGTCCTGTCGTCACCAAACCTCGCGACGTCTGAGCCTAACTCTGGCATATCACTCTCGATCGGCTCTGATCGCGGCTGAGACTTTAGCCATGACCTCGGGATAACCTGCTGATCGGCTTGAGTGGGAAACTCACCCAGCACACGTCCTTGGAAGTAAGCAGTAGGCATGTAGAATTGAGTTTTACTCAGATCGGCCGGCCGACCCTCAAGGGCATTCTTAATCTCTGCCAGTGAGACGAACTCAAAAGCATCCTCAACTAGCTTTTCGGTCAATTCGCATTCCTTCTCGAGCATTTCAGACAGCCAAAGAAGTCGAACCGCATCAGGGAATGGGGGCTTCTCGCATCTCAACTCCGATGCAATGTTCGGATGTTCAAGCGCAGAGATTGAAAGAGTGTTATAGAGAATTGATTCTGATGCGAGCCCGAACTCTGTTGCCTCATCAGTCGGATTGCCGATCGCGAAGACTCGGTTATCCGGGTGAGTCATCAAACCGCCCACCGCATCCCAAATGTATTTAGGAACACCAACGCCCTCTTCGATCACGATCAGAATAGGCGCCGAGTGTTCCCCTTGAAAACCTTCGCCCCGCTCTGCGTTGAGAGCTCGAATGTAATGCTCGCCCTCTTTCAGTTTGTCGAGATCGCGGATTATCCCCGTATCAAGAATGATGCCCGGCAGTCCCTTTGCCCTTCGGAGTGTCTTTAACTGTTTGAATGTGAGACCGAGCGCCTGTGGCCAGGTAGGCGCCGTAATGTATCCGATGTGTTTATCCCAACAGTCATACCACCATGAGGTTGCGACTGCTGCGGTGAATGTGTTGTGCTCCCAGAACGTAGTTAAGAATGTATGATGCTCGGGAACTTCAACTGCTACCGTGGTCTCAATACCCGCATACTCAATACTTTTTACCTTTTCGAGAATCGTGCCTGACGGTGCGTAGCGAGTGCGCCACACCCGTCTCGAGCGACCAGAGAGTTTCTTTTCCGCGATAAACCGGACCTTCGCTATTGCGGCGGTCTTACCGAATATGCCGACCTGATCGCAAAATCGTAGAACGCTGTCCGCTGAGTGTAGTGACACATCCCACGCGTGAACCTCTGGCCTGTATCGCAGCCTACCCGCGATCCCAAAACGCAGTAATAGTTCCTGTACATCACGTACAAGATTCTCTGATACTGAACAGAACCCTATTTCAATAGCTCCGGTGTTGCTTGCGGACGCCCATCCGTCCGTCGCATACAAGCGCGATAGAAATAAACGAATCTTGTCGAGGCTTTGCACAAAGACTTGGGGCGGAACTCTCTTATCGCGCGAATGCTTGCCCATTAACCCGTGGCGGCGAAGCAGATCAGCGACTTCGTTTAGGCGGTGACTCGTAACACCGGATGGTGATCTGCTTTTGGACGCACGGACACGTGTGCCAACCACGCGGTATTGATACCGATCTTCACCACATCGCTTTAGAGCTGCTCCGCGCTCAGCGCATAAAGACTTGAACTCCGTGAGTTGTTGATTGTCTTGCTGGGTGAACGACACGCCTCTCGCTGTGTATCCACCGTCGCCAATCAGGTACGCGAGTAGTTTGAGATCTGAGTCCGACAGCGGTGTTTCTCCGCTAAGCTCAAAGCCGCTCAAGGTTGACGCCACCGCAACCACGTCGCCGGGCCTGATGTTGCTGAGCGAGGTCCATCTCAAGGGCTTGATTTCGGGATGCTTCCCGGCAACGAATGTGGCATTAGCCGACATAAACGGGTGTTCGGCATTCCGTATAACACGCCGACCAGACTCAGTTGTCAGCGCATAAACAGGCTCTATCGCATTGATTACCGCGTGGGCGTTAACCGCTTTGGGGATACCGTTAACTAGCGTGAGAAGGCGAAACCTCCGACCAATTAAGTCGCCCGCCCGTCGCCTGGAGCCATCGGCAAGCGGAATAAACTCCGATGCCGCGACGCACTTTCCGATCGCATGGCTCGCTTGTGCGAGGGTGTAGCGATTCTCAAGAATGCTTTGCAGCATCGCATCTTGATCGGGCGTAAGAGTTACGCCGAGGATCTCTTTAGCGTAAGCCTGTGGGCGGGATTGATACTTTTCTAAGGATTCGGCGGGCCGCGCTCGTGAGGGTATACCAGCTCTAACCGCTGCCTGTTCAGCGATCGCTATAGCATGGGCTTCTTGTTCGGCTGATGAATACTGAACACTCACATAACCTC